CTAACGCAGATCCTGGCAACAATACAGAAGTCCCGCCGCCTGTTGACCCACCGCCTCCTGTTACACAGCCTGAGGTAAATTTGGCCAGCGAAGAACTGACTGTACCACCTGGTGCTGACCCAGATGAAGGCGCGCAACAGGGACTTGAAGAACCCGAAATTATTCGAAATGGCCTGGAATTGCCTCCGGGCGCAGATGCCGATGAAGTTCAAGCAGGTCTGGCAGAACCACCCTTGATCGACGATGAACTAACGGTTCCACCTGGGACAGATACTGAAGAAGAAGGTCGTCAACCTGGTCTGGCCGAACCACCCGAAAATGTCAATGCTGGTGTAATACAGGCTCGCAATAGTGGCAACACAAACAATCCACAACCTGTAGGTGTACAAGGAATCAAGGCAGCTCCAGACTGGCGTTTTAGAATAACTCTGGGCCCCAGTGCCAACTATTTGTATAAAGCACAAAATCCCGGAATCTTAAAGCCACTACAAGGAACCAATGGTGTTATTTTTCCGTATACTCCCAGTATAAATGTCACATACGCTGCAAACTACGAAACCAGTGATGTACCTCACAGTAACTTTAAAATCTATAATTACCGCAATAGTTCAGTGGAGAGTATAAGCATCACTGGTGAGTTTACAGCGCAGGATACTTTTGAGGCTAACTATGTTTTAGCTGTCATTCATTTCTTCCGATCTGTGACCAAGATGTTTTATGGTCAAGATAGTAATCCAGCCAGAGGCTTGCCGCCTCCACTGGTCTACTTGACAGGTCACGGTGATTATGCTTTTGACCATCACCCTGCAGTCATACAGTCCTTCCAGCTAACTTATCCCAATGATGTTGACTACATAAACGCTACCATAGATGAGCGTGGCCAGGATTCTCTGGGTGGGAACTTGAGTTTACCAGTTTATAGTGCACCCAGCGTGGCAACCCCAACTCCCCTGCAAAGGTTGGGTGCTAAATTATCTCCGGGTGGATACGCTCCCAGACCGGGCGGAAGAGGACCCGGCAATCCACCCAGCAAATTTACACAAGATTCAGTGACCCGTGTGCCAACAAAACTGCAAATTATTGTTACTGCTTTGCCTGTAGTGACTCGTGCTAACTATAGCAATAGATTTAGTCTCAAAGACTATGCCACTGGTAAATTATTGAGGGGAACAACACCATTAGGAGGTATCTGGTAATGTCTTATCCACCCACAAGCCCCTATTATTTGAGTGAGATTGTCAACAATCAATTTCTAGATGTCATGATCAACAGAAACATACCGGGTGATCCTACCGATGTTTTTTATGCTATTGAGCCTGTTTACAACCTGCGCCCGGACCTACTAGCCAGTGACCTTTATGGTGATAGCCGTTTATGGTGGGTATTCGCACAACGAAACCCCAACACGCTTAAAGATCCATTGTTTAATTTCGTCACTGGTGCAAGAATTTACATTCCCAAGATAGAAACTCTACAATCAGCATTAGGTATCTAAATGTCAGCAGAATCACAAAAGTTTTTTACCGCTACTGGCGAGTTCGCTGATTTAAATTCATCGTTGGCCCGGGCCCAAGAAGAATACAAGGCTGCACTGAGCAGTGCACAAAGTCAAAAAGTTTGTTCTACAGCCTTTAAACAAGTTATAGACGATCTTGATGCTAAAGCCAATTCATTGAATGAAATACTGAGTAATTGGAATACTAAGAAATCTGAAATTTTGGGTTTGTACAATGATTTAGGATTTTTGGAAAAACGTGCCGGGGCAGTTACTGCACAACTCACAAACGTGACCACCCTTGTAAAAATAACACGGGGTACACAAGAATCTATACAATCTCAAAAGCCCACTCGTTCAGAATTGAGGCAACAATATAACTCGTGTCAGGATCTTGATGAAGAAGAAAATCAAGAGGAAAAGGATGCTGAAAAAACTGACAAGCAAGCCGACCAAACCAGCAGTGAAAATCAAGATACGGGAGGAGATAGTTCCAAAGGAGAGAATCAGGCACCTGATGACAGAACAGCCAATGTAAATACTGATCCCAAAAAGACCAATGAAGATGGACAAAAAGAAACCACAAACACCGGAGCATCTTCTAGTCCAGCAGCATCAACTCCACAAACACCCAGAGAACAGTTAGTAAGAAAAAATCCACTATCAGAATTCAGTAGTTATACATACAATGTATCTTTGTATATAGTTACTCCTGAGGCTTACAATGAATACATGATAAGCAATGAAATGCCCAAGAAAGGCATATACATTGTGGCACAAAGCGGAGGGATTAATAATCAATCAGAGTCACGCGGACTCACAGACGATGGCAAACCAGGTCCCGGAAAACAAGGTCTAGATTATTTCATAGACGACCTTAAATTTGTGGGTTATTTTCCTGCTATGCATGGCCAAAATACATCTACTACACAAACAGAGTGTACATTTAAAATTTTCGAGCCACTGGGATTTAGTTTCCTACCCAGACTGGCCAATTTGGCTGATGTAATTTCCAAAGAAAGCCCCAAAATACAGGCAACTGGGCTTAACAGACCACTGCACATGCAAATGTGTTACATCATGAGAGTGAGTTTTTATGGTTACGATGCCAACGGAGCTATCAAAAAATCTGATTCTACTGGTCCTGGTGATGCTTATGGTGCATTTGGTAGTTATGAAAGATATTTTCCTCTGGCTATTTCAAAAGTAAAAAGCAGCCTTGAGGGAAAAATGACTGTTTATGAGTTTCATACCACAGTGTTTAATGAGCGTGTGGCTTACGGAACCATGTACGGAAAAGTTCCTAGCAAGACATACATAGAAGCTGCCACAGTAAGCGAAGCCATAGGTTCTTATGAGGTCAAAAACAAAAGATCCTTGATTGGTGGGTTAAATTTTGAACAGGAAGAATTACAAGACCAGAAAAAAATTGAATATGCCAACAAGTATCGTGTTGAGTATGAAATTGATAGTGCTATTAAAAATGCCAGATTAATAGATGATGCTGAGTTTGCAAAAGAAACAGCAGCCATGAGCGGTGCCACAAGAGTGGAAGAAGTCACACCCAAATTGGCCTTGAAGGCCAACAGCATAGACACTACCAAGAAAAAACTTGAAGTGCCTGCCAACATGAGTGTGGTAAATATCATTGACCAGATTATTACAAAAAGCACTTATGTAACTCGCGGTCTTAATAAAGTCAACAATCAAAGAATTGAAACATCCAACAAAGAAAATCCATCTGTTGAACTAGAATGGTTTGCCATACATCCCAAAGTTCAAATTGAAAAGTGGGATAAAAAGAACAATACCTGGAGTTATGACATTACCTTTCAAATTAAATCCTATAAAGTTCCCTTTGTGAGAAGTCAATATGTTGACAATCGCACCAAGTATTATGGGCCTCTCAAGAGATATGACTATTGGTACACTGGAAAAAACACAGAAATCATAAGTTATACTCAAAGTTTTAACAATCTCTATTATATTGTTCAACCATTTAGTGTTAACGAGGATGCAACTAGTGAAGCCACTAAAACACGAGTGCCTATCATACCCAACGCTGATAGCGGCGGAAATGATACCACTGGTAAATTAAATGGTGGTAGCAAGATAAATGAACAGGTGCGTCAAAGTTTGTATTCTCCAGCCGATCAATCTCGCGCAAACATCAAAATCATGGGCGACCCTGATTTCTTAACTGAGCAAGTGGGTGGTTCTATTGAATTTAATAAACTTACATCAAGTAATCTTTTTACACAATTCTATGCTCGTCGTGGTAGTATCAGTCCCTACGGCGGTCAGGTTTATATTGAGATTGTCTTTAAAACCAGTGACGACTATGACAAAAATGGTTCGGGACTTCAAGTTATTAATGATCAGATAAGTTTTTATGGAAGTGCTGAACAACAAAAAATACTACAAAATGAAGGAGTTGTTTACAGAGTGACCAAAGTGGAAAGCAATTTACGGCGCGGGCAGTTCCATCAGACACTGGATTGTATCATTGTGCCGCCATCTGATCTAATATTGCCCACTAAAAATTCCAGCACTGAGGGTAGACCAGGTGGAGCACAAACACAAGCAGAAGCAAACAACGATGAAACTCAACGCTTTGCCAGTCGCAGTCGAGCACAGCAGCCGCTGAAACCCCAGCAAAAAGATGTGAGACAAATTGACAACCAACTGGCAGAACGACAACAACAAGAGGTTGTGGCTGGAAAAACCACTGGTCAGAACAATCAAAATCCATTGCGTTCAAGTCAACCCAGTACACCCACAGCAGAGGGCAAACCCAATGTGAACGATGATGCGGCTGCCAACAATCAGACAACCAGAATAAACACTGAAGGCCGTGAAGAACCACCATTGCCACAGGACGATGAGGGAGAATAAAGGGATTTTTAATGGAAAATAATATTAGAACAAGTGGAGTATCCAAAGCAGACACGGACGCTGCGGGTGGTGCCGTACTGGTTCCACACCTATGCATAGGCATTGTCAAAGACAACATAGACCATACACACAGCGGCCGTATTAAAGTCTACATAGGCAAGGGTGGCAGCAGCGATGAAAACAATGACAAGGGCTGGATAGGCGTAAGCTACATGAGCCCTTATTTTGGCATCATTGCACCGGGATATAACATTTATGGTGGTTCAGGTTCGTCAGCGGAAGGTTATGGCAAATACATAGGTAACCCACACAGTTATGGGTTCTGGGCCACAGCACCTGATGTGGGTACTAAAGTATTATGCCTGTTTGTGAATGGTCGTCAGGACAATGGTTATTATATTGGTTGTGTTCCGGAACCAGGCCTCACACACATGGTGCCAGCCATAGGTGCCACCAATCTGGCAGTGCCCAATAGTGAAGAAGCCAAAACTTATGGTGGTGCTGACCGCTTGCCTGGCACTGAGGTCAACAACGCCAATCCAGCCATACGCAACAGTCCCACAATCTACAATCAGCCCAAACCGGTACATAGTTATCAAGCATCCATACTCTCCAATCAAGGTCTGGTCAGAGACAACCTGCGTGGCGTAATTAGCAGTAGCAGCCAACGCGAAACTCCTAGTAGAGTGTTCGGTATTAGTACCCCAGGTGGTCCAGTCTATTCTGGTGGCTATGACAAAACCAACATCAGACAAGTTGCTGAAACTGCTGACATAAGCAAGCTACAGACCATAGGCAGAACCGGCGGACATACCTTTGTCATGGACGATGGTACTACTGAAGGCCAGGATCAACTTATCAGATTACGCACCAGTGCAGGCCACATGATCATGATGAATGATAGTGGTCAAAATCTTACCGTCATACACAGTAATGGTCGTAGTTGGGTAGAACTGGGCAGAGAAGGCACAGTAGATGTTTACAGCCAAAACAGTGTGAACATTCGGACGGAGGGTGACTTTAACATACATGCGGACCGTGATATTAACATGCATGCCAAGCGTGATATTAAAATGTACGCTGAAAATAGCATACAGCTACAGAGTGAAAAGAACACTCAAATGCGTACTGGCCAGGATTTCAATCAGTACACAGTGGCCAAGCACACTGTAAAAGTAGACGGGCCCATGAGCTACGAAAGCAAAGCTGATGCCAGTTTTCATAGCAAAGCCATAACATACATAAATGGTGTCAAGAAGATCCACCTGAACACTGGTTCAACTGGCACAGTACCACAGGTGGTCAACATGCTGCCCCGTGAAAAACATGTGGACACAACTTTTAGTCCCAATAAAGGTTGGGTTGCACCCAGCCCAGATCCACTACAAACTATTGCCACACGAACGCCTGCACACTGGCCCTGGGTCGAGGCAGGCAAGGGCGTGGATGTTAAAACCGGAAGTGCACAACCTGGTTCGCCTCCACAACCCTCAGCTGGTGTGGTTGCGGCCACCGCAGCCAGCGCAACACAACTGGGTGCACAAACAAGTTCAGCTTTAACAGCCACTGCTCCTGCTGCAAACCCTGTGGCGGCAGCTGGCGGCCTACCCAAATTGCCAGCACAAACAGTGCAATCCATGGTGGGTCAGCAAGCAGCAGCCGCTGGCGCACTAAGTGCGGCAGACAAAGTAAAGAACGGTATAGTGGGTACAGCCGGCAGTACTTTAAGTCAATTGGCTGCACCTGGACAAAGCATGAAACCCGGCAGTGACTTCTTGGTCAAGAGCATTCAGAATGCAGTGCCTAACATTCCCGGAGCCAAGGCCGCCACTAATGTGTTAATGACTGGCAATGCAGGTGTGGGCAGTTTTGCCAATCTGGAAAGAAATATCGCAGCACAGACTGGTGCTGTGACTGGTGCGCTAAATGCCGGCATGCAGGGTCTGAAAAATGCCAGCGTGCTGAGTGGCACCGAAACACCCACTGAAATTGCCGGTGTAGTACAGGCAGCAGCCAATTTTGGAGCCAAGGCAGTAAGCAGCGCTCTGAGCAATCCAGTTACAGCCACCTCATCGCTATTGGGTGGCACAAGTACACTAAACAGCAAATCAGGACTGGGATCCGGATCTCCCGGTGCCAGCGTGGGATCAGCATTCGGCAGTCTGGGCGGAGCCATAGCAGGCGGCACATTCTCGGGCTTGCTAGCAGATAAAGCCGGTAATGGCATGAACGGTGTGAGTAGTGCTCTGGGTAGCCTGGCCAACGGTTCAGGACTGGGCGATCTAGGAAAAACAGCAGTATCTTCGGCACTTGGTGGAGCCACATCAACAGTGGGAGCCTTGACTGGCGGCCTTGGAGGCTTGACTGGACTGGCCGGTGGAGTTCTGGGTGGTCTTAAAGGCAATCTTGGCAATCTCAAAGGCACAGCATTCAATGCGTTTTCAGTGGCAGAAAAGAGTTTTGGAGAACTCAAAGGCGGTCAGCCCAATTTTCTTGGTGGTCTGTCTTTGAACCTGACAGCCAGTCCGATTACTGATGCCCTAAATGCTCAAGGTCGCGCCACTCAAGATTTTGATGCTGCACAACAAGAGTTAGCCGAAGCCAAGAAACTGGCCCGTCTAGAACCCAGTGCGGAAAATACTGCCAAAGTTGCCGAGGCTGAAGCCAAAGTTGCTGAAGCCAAGAAGAAGTCCTTCTCGGCAGTCAAAGATGCAATTGCCAGCAAAACTCCCAGCGCACAAAACATTAGCGAAGCGGCAGCAGCAGCCGCTAGCGGATCAGCCTCCACAAGCACTACGGCCAATTCTGGAGTAAATGCATTACCCGGAGGACTCGGAGCATTTGCCAATGAAGTGAGCGCAACCGCCAACAATGCCATTGGTTCAGCCAAGTCACTTGCCAGCAATGTCGCTGGCGGAGTTTCTGGTGCTGCTGGTGGTCTAAGTGGTCTAACTAGTGGCGCTCTGGGAGCCGCCACCAGCGCAGTGGGCAATGTACTTGGTAATGTGAAAAATCTTGCAGGCAACATTGTAAACAATGCACAGCAGGCATTAACTAATGTGGCCAATGGCATAGGCAACCAAGTTCAGGCCGCAGCTGGCGCACTTGGAGGTCTGGCTGGAGGTGGTGCGGCAGCACTGGGTAGTATTGTGGGAGGTGCCAAGAATGCTGTGGCTGGCGTATTCAGCAAGGCACAAGCTGCATTGGGCAGTCTGGGAAATAACAATAACCAAATCAAGACCCCCATACTGGCATCAGATACATTCGCTCCTGAAAAGACCATCATGGCCAAGACCAGTCAATTACTGGGAGACAGCAAGATACCCAAGCCTGAATTCCCAGACAAACCAGTGGAGCCACCCAAAGATGTGGCTCGTGCTCAGATGAGTGCCATGGAAAAGATCAACAAATTTAGCGAATTGGATGCTGAACGCAAGAAATTAAGCACAAAGTTTGCTGCTCTTTACACCGAATTGCGTCAGTTGACTGGCAACGAAGGCAATTACAAGCAGGTTGTTGAAGAATACGATGCTGTGAAAAAACAGCTAGCAGATGTTGAAGCCCGAATTGCTGCTCTGGTCAATTCATAAATACAAAGAGGATTTAGTATGCCAACATATGTGGGTTTTAGTACAATAGATGCCAACCAACCACGCGAATTTTTGCGTAGTGGGGTTGACGGTGGTGTGGGATCGCTTACACAAACTCCCAGACTGGGCAAAAAATTCAAGATGGTTGATGTGCCACTGGTTGTGCGTGACTTGACCAATGCATTCAGTATTCGTCAGGGAGAAAAGGTAGGAAATCCCACATATGGAACCACAATGTGGAACTATGTGTTTGAACCTAATACCAATGAAACAAGAGTGGCCATTGAAACTGAAATCAGGAGAGTTGCCAGCCAGGATCCTCGTGTGCAAATTGATACGCTACAAGTTTTTGAGCTTGATAACGGCATACTAGTGGAACTAGAAGTATTTGTTTCAATGTTTGAAAATGCTGTGCAAGTGGGGTTACTGTTTGATCGTACTACAGGTCAGATTTCAGGAACTGTGCTTTAACCCACTGGGTTTTTGAACTGATAAATATAGTTAAAGGGACGACTACACTCATGGCAACCAGTAGCAGACAAACCGCATTGTTCGGACTTCAAGACTGGAAAAGAATTTATCAGACTTTTCGTGAAGCAGATTTTCAGAGTTATGACTTTGAGACATTACGCAAAAGTTTTATAGATTACCTATCTACATACTATCCTGAAACTTTCAATGATTACATCGAAAGTAGTGAATTTGTCGCCTTGTTAGATGTAATGGCATTTATGGGCCAGGCCATGGCCTTCCGCGATGACCTAAACACCCGTGAAAACTTTATTGATACTGCTGAACGCCGTGATAGTGTTATCAAACTTGCAAATCTTGTAAGCTATACACCCAAACGCAATCTTTGTGCACAGGGCTTGGTAAAAATCACAGCCATAAGCACAACTGAAAACATTACTGATATCAATGGCAATAGTTTAAACAACATCACAGTGTTCTGGAATGATCCAGCTAATGCCAACTGGCAAGAACAATTCAACACTATTATAAACAGCGCATTGGTAAATAGCCAGCGTGTGGGCCGTCCGGGCAACAGTCAAACTATTTTGGGTGTAAAAACTGATGAATATACCATGAATATACCAGCTGGTCAGCTTCCAGTTGTGCCCTATGTTACCGAAGTAGACAACATTAACATGAACTTTGAATTGGTAAGTGCCACAAGTTTAGACCGCACTTATCTGTATGAATTGCCTCCAGCCCCCAGCAGCCAATTCAATGTGCTGTATCGTAATGACAAACTGGGGTTCGGCAGTGCCAATACCGGTTTCTTTTTCTATTTCAAACAGGGCACACTTCAGAATTTTGACTTTAATTTTGCAGAACGAATTGAAAACAATTTCCAATTAATTCCCATCAACGGAATTAATAACACAGATACTTGGCTGTATCAACTCAGCCCCACTGGCGCCATCGAAAACGAGTGGATTGTTACTGATAATGTTTATATAAACGCAAACTTGCAAGGCGACAGTCAAACCAGAATTTTCAGTGTGACCAGTCAGGCCAACGACCAGGTAACATATGTTTTTGGTGATGGAGTGTTTGGCGAGGTGCCAGTGGGCGCATTCAGATCATATGTTCGTAGCAGCAATGCTCTCACTTACACAATAGATCCTAGTGAAATGAATGGCATTGTTGCAAATATACCTTACATCAGTCGCCAAAACCGATTGGAAAATCTCACTGTGACATTCAGTTTGCAGACCACAGTGACAAACGCACAGCAAAGAGAAAGTCTAGCGCAAATCAAGGAACGCGCCCCCAGTCGTTATTATACCCAAAATCGTATGGTGAACGGCGAAGATTACACAAACTTTCCATTCACTCAGTACAACAGTATAGTCAAGAGTAAAGCCATCAACCGCAGTAGTATAGGTGTAAGTCGTAATCAGGACCTACAAGACCCCACAGGCAAATACAGTAGCACAAATGTATTTGGTGATGATGGTGCTCTTTATGCCAGCAATCAGAGTTATACCACAACTTTTTCTACATCAAGTGTAAACATAGCTATTGAATTTTTAAGTCAAGATTTGCCTGTATTATTGAACACACCGGGAGTACTACAATATTATCATCAACAGGGAACACGATACGCTGGTAATTACCCCACAAGTTCCATGAGTGACGGTTATGTTTACTGGAATAAAACCACTGTGGCAGACACAAATACCACAGGATATTTTTATGTCAAGGCCACCGATGGCACCACGACCAACATACCAGTGGGCAGTTTTAGCAGTTATGATTTAAAATATATCAGCAAAGGTGCCCTACTAAAATTTGTTCCAGCACCAGGATATACATGTTTTGATAAAAACAACAGAATGAAAACCACAGCTTACAATCCAGCTGCTGGTGATAAGTTGTTCATCTGGGTGGGAGTTCTAAACTTAGTGGGCGATGGTAATAATTATGGTGAAGGTAATCTGAGTAACGGCAGCGGTCCAGTGGCCTTGAACGATTACATACCGCAGGGCGCTGTGCTAGATAACGGCACATTAGTTCCCTCAGCCATTATACCCAGCTTTGACAATACTTTAAGCAATGACTTTGTGAGAAAAGTATTGGCC